TAACTAAACATAACATACTGCTAATGGAGTACCTACGATAGTAAGTACAACCACTACCAAACGACTGATAATCATTCATTTTTGCCAGTTGTACTTTAGGAATCTCAACCATTGAATCTAAACATTCACCACTTTCTACGTGGAATACTGTTGTACATAGGTAAGTAGTACCTTCTTTAGTGTTTAGGGTTTGAGTGAAGCCTAATCCGTGTTTTTTTAGCAATGGATTAATCACTTCGAAGATTTTAGGTAGGTCAGCGTAAGAATAACCGAACCCTTGTGTACCCTTGTGAATTACAGGTACTTCTTGTTGGAACTCAGCCAACGATTTAAACAAATTTTTCATAGGTGTTAAATTAAAATTATAAGCAAATATAAGTATAATTATTATATTACAATATATTTTATTGTATTTTTTTTGCTTCTGAGATATTTAAAAGAGAATAAGTCTTTTCTACTTTAGATATTTTTTCGAACTCAGTTGTTTGTGGCATTCGTGAATCAGTAATCCAAGTAGGAGTTATTTTTCTTAAATCAAAAGAATATACCCCTTTAGGAGTTGAATTAATGTATAATGGTATTTCGTCTTTTTCTATGTACATTTTTATGAGATAGTAATATTTTGAACGCTCTATCATTAAAAAATCGTAATGCTTATTTCTGCATTTTAACTCTATCCTTGAATTATATTTAGACGAATAACAATCCCATTTAGAAAATTGTATTTCGCTTTTTTGTAAGTCAGAAAAGTAATTAGCTTTTAAATAATCGAACAAATCACTTTCCCTCATACTGTTTTATCTTTTGTTTATAGGTGTTAATTATTTCTTTTAGTTCTTCTATTGTGAACTTTCGTGTTTTGTTAGCTTCTAATTCTAATTTCTCATATTCGTCTTTTCCTATTTTGCTTATTAGGTAATATCTATAATTAATTAAATTTCCGCTTAAATATGTGTTACAATGTTCGCACTGAAGATGCACGTTCCTTTCGTCAAATCTTACTGACCAATGGTTGTTAGCGTTCCAAAAGTGACCCGCGTTCTCCTTCTTTGGCATCTTCTGACAGCTTATACATACGTTACCTTTGTCTCGTAGTCTTATGTACTTATTGAAAGTCTGCTGTGCTAATTTTATGTAGTCTTGAATAGTTAGTAAATCGTTTTTCATTTTAGCTTTCGTCTTTTTCCATTGCTTGGTCTTTTCTGATTCTACCCAAACACGAACACACTCCTCATTTAAACAATATTTCTGAAGAAAGCGTATAGGTTCAAATGGTTGTTTGCAGTTCTTACATTTCATAAGTTTAAATTTTTAAGTATTTTATAAAGTACATTAACTACTATTGAATTACCCGCTTGTTTGTATGCTTGACTATCTGATACAGGCCAGGTGAAAGTATCAGGAAAATCCATAAGTCTGAAACATTCTCTCGGTGTTAATCTGCGAATTTTATAACCATCCCACAAACGTGTCGTGTTATGATGTGGTTCAGTTAAAGATGGGGAATAAGAATGAACACTTCTATTATGAACATCAATAACTAATGGTTCGTGTTTTTCAAATTTTGAAATATTTAAATCTAATGTGTCATTTAGTTTATAACATCCATAATTAAAATTACTTTGTTTTTTATTTTCTTTTCCATATTTAATTTTTACTGTGCTATTATCAAAATATAAAGTTGTATTTGATTCTTGTAAAAATTCATAATTATCACCTTCATTACAAGTATCACAAAAATTATATTGATAATTTCCACAAGTATGGAAGCCATATTTACATAATTCTATTTTTATAGTGTTATCAGTTGGACATAATGCAGCATTCGCTCTTAAACAATTTGCAATATCATTTTGGTCTTTTGGTTCAAAAATAAAACCTGTTCCTTTTTCATTATGATTGTCATTATGTTTTGAGAATCCTTCAATCATCTTTTCACTCAAAAAATACTTATCATCCACATTCTCCTCAAGTATATCTTTGAGTCTTTTTGTTAATGACTCTTCAATGGGGAATCTAAAGGAGTTGTCCTTGTCATCACGAATACCAATCAAAAATACTCTTTCTCTATTTTGTGGGACTCCGTGTTCTTTTGCGTTTAATACCTTCCAATATAAATGGTAATGTACTGAATCTTCGTAAGCAAATAAAACAGGCAATCCGTTAACCGATTTTCCACCAAGTAAATTAACCCATTCGTTAAATGTTTTTCCGTTATCGTCCGAAAGTAATCCTTTGACGTTTTCGAATATAAAATACCTCGGTTTGTTTACCTGAATAAACTCAAGTGAATTAAAAAATAAGATTCCGCGTTTATCGTCTTTACCTAATCGTTTTCCTGCTAATGAAAATGCTTGACAAGGTGGCGAAGTCATATAAATGTCAAGTGATTCACTTGGAATCTCCCTTTCATACACATTGGTTGGATAATATTCAGGTTCTCCATAATTATGAATGAATGTTTGTCGTGCATACTTGTCCATATCACAAGCAAATAGTTCTTTATATTCAATCCCTAATCTCATTAATGCTTGGTTAAATGCACCAACACCGCTAAAATCACTTCCTACTTTTATCATAAGTCTATATCCTTAAATTTTATTTCGTTTTGTAAGTCTTGAACTTTATTTTTTAGGTCTAAGTTTACGTACTGAAGCCTAAATAAAGCCTTTACCGTAGTTCTATAATCTTCTTCTAATTCCTTAAAGCATTCGTGTATTTCTTGAATGTCTTGTAGACTTTTAGACATAGAAGTTATTAGGTCTTCTCTATTTGGGTGATTCTTTTTTATTTCGTCTAATGATAGGCTTACTTTAGCGTATAATGCGCCTAACTGGACACTTGTCTTTAATAGTTTTAAATCTTCCATTTATTTGTTTAGTTGTTTTAGTTTTTCACTTGTTGACATTAATCCGTCAGTTTCTATAATTCGTGTTTGAGTAGGTGGTTTAGGTGTGTTATTTCTATTTGCATAAATCCGTCTTCCGTTATCGTCTAACAAATAGTATTGATATTTTTCAACGTCCAAATATAGCTTATATACTCCATTTTTACTTACTCCTTTTGGTTTACTTTTCGCCACCTTCAAATGTACCTCGTTCATTTCAGCACCAACTCCATTAGCATCTGCTAATCCGTAAGGTGGTCGCCAAGGAATTAATACACTTAAACCTTTTCTAAACCATACTTGACCACCAGCGAAGTCACGAGCGGTTGGAATAGGAAAGTAACTTATATCAGTACCAGCTATAGTCTTTGAAGTTGTCATAGGTTGGTCACGAACGTGGTTAATAATACAGTTATGTCTGCCTGTTTTACGTGCGTTTTTTCTTACCAAGTTCAAAATTCTACTTAAATATTTATCTTCACGTCCTAAATCTGAATGTTTAAATTCTTCAGTAAGTTCATTCCAAGGGTCAATAGTTGTAGTGTGAATAGTAATATCTTCTTTTCGTTCTATTTCGTCCACTAAATCGTAAAACTTTTCTATCGTTAAGTCTTCTTCTATAGGGTCAATTACTACGAAGTGTTGGTTAACAAACATTTCAGCAGTTACTTGTTCTCCTTGTGTCATTAAATGATATGGTTTACCTATGTATTTGTGGCATAATTCTGCGTATATTTCTGCTGCGTTTCCTGTTTCAGGTGAAAATACAACGTGATTCCAATTATGTAAACACGAAGTATTAATTAAGAACTCAAACCAAAGTTCCGTTTTACCTGAAGCTGGTGCAGCACCGATGTATGTAGTACAACCTTGTTTTATTGTATAGGGTAGTATATCAAAGTCCCAACCTACTGAATGTCCTTTTACGTCTTTTTGTAGACGTATTTCTAACATTTGTCCGCTTATGTTTTGTAGTCTTGTGTACATAGTTCGTGTTTTATTAGCAACCTTCCCAAAGTGGAGTTATGCCATTTGTATTTTTTTTAATGTAAGGTAAAGTATTTAAAAGTTTACTTTTCCAATTAGAAATTTTATTACCATTACCATCACGCCATTCATTTACTACCCAACTTTCGTATTTAAGTTTCAAATCTACTTGATTAATTAAAGGTTCTTTTTCTATAGCATAAGTTAAAAATTCAGAAAATTCAGGTATATATATTTCTTCTTTTAATTCTTTACATTCTTGT